CGTATTGCGCCCGTGTCAGCAATCCCAGCAATCAGTTTAACACCGAGACATCAGAAAAACTCATCAGATACTTGGTCAAACACAAACACTGGTCACCACTCGAAATGGTCTCAGCCTGTGTCGAAATCACAACAACCAGAGACATCGCAAGACAAATCCTGCGACACAGAAGCTTTAGCTTCCAAGAGTTCAGTCAACGCTATGCTGACCCAACTAAAGACCTTAACTTTGTTACAAGAGAAGCACGACTTCAAGACGACAAAAACAGACAGAATAGCGTCGAAGTGGATGATCAACTGTTACAAAACGAATGGTACCGAGCTCAGCAACGAGTCATCTATGCAGCCAAACGAGAATACGAGTGGGCTATCGCTAATGGCATAGCCAAAGAACAAGCTCGCGCTGTATTACCAGAGGGTTTGATCGAAAGCAGACTATATATGAATGGGACTCTTCGCAGTTGGGTACACTTCATCGAACTGCGTTCGGGCAATGGAACCCAAAAAGAACACAGGGAAATCGCCCAAATGTGTGCTCAGGTCATTGCCCAAGTGTTCCCAATGAGTGTAGACTTTATTAGTGATTAACTTAAGGAGATATCATGTTTGCAACAAGTACATATAGAGATGCAGCAGCCGTTAACTCAGCTATGTTGCGTGTCTATAATAATATGCTCACTGCTGTGATTATCAGTATGTTGACCGCTGCAGGAGTCGCAAGCTCACCTGCACTGTTATCATTCTTTTTCACAGGTTTTATGCAGTATGTAACTATTTTCCTGCCACTGGTCGCTATTCTAGCGTTTGCCTTTGCACAGGAAAACTTTAATAAGACACAGCTACAGTTATTCCTAATGGCGTTTGCCGCGTTGATGGGGCTGAGTATCAGCGCCTTCTTCGCAGTATTCACGCTAGGTTCTGTAGTATCGGCTTTCTTTGGTGCTAGTATCTTATTCGTAACTATGAGCGGGTATGGATATTTTACTAAACGTAGCCTTGAAAGTGTCGGTCAGTTTATGTTTATTGGTTTGATCGCCATTTGTATTGCCAGTATTGTTAACATCTTTATTGGTAGCACCGTGATGCAGATGGTGATCTCCGCATTGGCCATCGTGATCTTCTTAGGCTTAACTGCCTACGATACACAACAAATCCGCGAAATGGTCAGTGTAGACTCAGATACAGGCCGTGAAGAAGTCTTAGGAGCATTGACTCTTTATATGGATTTCATCAACCTCTTTATCAATCTACTACAGATTATCGGAGTCAAAAGGGACTGATGTGGAAAAAGAACACCTAGACGAGTTCTGCAAGAACTACGAAGTTAGGGTTCTCAATGACACTAAGCGCCGGGCGAGGTACCATCCTCCCCGGTTTTTTACTGAACCTGAGAACGCCAGTATTATTAGAAATGATGTAGTGGAATACGAAACTGAACGTGTGTTCACACTAGAAATACCTGAAAGTCGTTTAAGAACCTTGATAGAACTCGAGAAGAGGTTTTTTAAATGGCAACAGCACACTAAACATGAAGTTGACTTCTTTGATATGCTAATGAGCAAAGAACGGGAAGAAGCTACTATCAGACATCAAAATGCCGCAGTCCAAAAAGCCTATGAACAGTATTCTATCATGCTCAATCTAGCAGGATACCAAAAAAAGTTTTGATTCGTTTTTGAACCATCTTGACAAGTTTTTTGTTTTATCATATAATTAAGTTGTTCAGCTAAGAGAAAAGACTATGAGAAACTATTGGACTTGTTCACGATTCGCAGATTGGTTGCGTGGTTCAAATAAACCTACAGCTGAGACATCTAAAGGATGGGCTCAGTGGAAACGTGCCTCCAAAGAAAAACACCCTTTCCGCTATTGGTTAGCAGAGGAAGGGCTTGACTACATCCAGGACGTTTGGATGTGGATTCCTGATAGGATTAACGATGTTCGATACTACATTAACAACCGCTTTGTTACTCGCACTCATGCTCTTACCGCTCATCCCAGGGATATTAAACCTGGCAGCTGGCAAGACGTGGGGAACCGCTTTTTGCCTTGCTTATTCAATGAGCTGGTTGATTTTGTTGAAGTGGAACTAGCATGGAACTACTGTGTATGGGACAGCGAAGCTCGCAAGAAGTATAGCTATCCTTGGTGGCGCCGATGGTATCGTAACTGGCGTTCGGAAGAAGCCGCTATGGCCTACTGTGCTTGGGCTAAAACCCTGACCAATGCAGAGTTTTTGGACGAGGATAAGAAGCACGAAGCTGTACCTACTGCACAGGCAGAAGCTGCTAAGGAAATCGAAATCCTTTATAAGTGGTGGAAGTACGAACGCCCAAAGCGTCCGGATCCTTATGAAGTTTCTGGTTGGCATGATATCTGCGAACGTCGCCGTAAACAGTATCCAGACGAAATATTTCCAGAAGACGAAACTAAAAAAGAAAAAACCGAATCACGAAAAGCTCTTGACACAATCAACAAACTGGAACTACAATATGAGAACGAAGACGAAGAAATGATGATTCGTCTTATTAAAATACGTCAATCACTATGGACATGAAATCTTCACCATTTAGGAACTGGGTTAGAAACCTTTGGTTAGATAACTGCGACGAGCATTTTGAATCCAGGATACCTAAATACACATATGAAGAATATTTCCAGAAGTTTAAATGGTGGCTCAAGAGAGAATACAAACATCAAAGGAACAACAATGCTGACAGAACGCGATGGTAGTCTAGAAAGTCTTTATGAGAAGTTTATGTCTTTTAATACTCTCATGATGGAAGATCATAGCCCATTAGAAGTAGCAGCCATTATGGTTACGCAAGGACTTACATACTACCGGACAATCTTGGACGAAGATGAATACCAACGCATGGTTAAATCAATCTACGACTCGCGTGACAAAGTTAAAAGGATAGAAGCATAAATGACTGAAGAAAAGAAAATCCTGAAAGTCGAGTTTGCACCAGGTGCTTTCGACGGATTCGAGGGGACACAAGAAGAACTCGATGAGTTCATAAACGAAATCAAAAATATGTTTGAAGGTAAGACCAAAGAAGAACTAGAAAGCATCGGTCGTCCTTTAACCGAAGAAGATTTCGACGAGATGGATGACGATGATAGAGAAAGATTAGTTCGTGCCTTTGGTAAAGGCAACGATAGGACACTACAATGAAAGCACAAGAACCAGCAGAAGGAATCTTGAAAACCCACGATTGGGGTGATTCAAAATGGTACAGCGTCGTCTGTGGCTGTGGTCAGCCCGATCATTCTCTAACTGTAGAAGTAGAAGCAGACGAAACCGGTGTCAATGTCAACACCTATGTTACCGCTAAGACTGATTATTGGACTGAATCAGTTAAAAAGCGTTATGATATCGATAGTCCTTGGCAACAAGAGTTTGATTGGTTCTGGAAAGATCTCTGGAATGGCCTTGTAACTAGACTTCGCCTTACATGGAGAATCTGGACTAAAGGATACGTGCAGTGTGAAACTACTATCGCTATGACTGAGCAACAAGCTCTTAACTATGCAGAAACTCTTAAGAAAGCCGTAGAAGATGTCAAAGGTTTCAAAAAGCCCTGAAAGACATACTTTCCAAAAAGAAGGTTATATCAAACGCATGGAAGAAAAAGGCGAAGAGCCTAACGAAGCGTATCTAGATTACTTTCAAAAAATCCTAGATGATGACAACCGCAAGTTTGACGATCCAGAATCTCGTATTAACAATTTGGAGTACGATCTTGTGACTACTGATTGGATTTTGGAGAAAGCTCGAAACAATGATGCCTACGCTCAAAACTTATATGCGGCAATGTGCAACAATGGCTTTATCCGTTTGGAAGTTATACCTGTGCTCAAACAAGAAGAATGGAGTTGCTCTTGGCGATATGCTGGTGGCATAATCGCCGACATGCAACAGAAAGGTGATTATATCGATTGGTATTGTTCTGGTATTCGTGATGTATCACATGATGAAGAAGAGAACAAACTTTGGGATGGTAGAAACTATGTTGCAGAAGGGTGCATAACCGACGAGATCCGGAATGATCTCCAACGTCTTGGTTGGGCAGTTGCGCCTGATGGAGATTGGAAAAAGTTTGTTTAACCTAATAGGAGAAATGGCAATAAAATGAACTTCGAACTCTATGAAGTTTGGGGAGTCGACGAACGGGGTCACGAAGAGTTGATCGAAACGACTAGCAGTAGAAAAGAAGCGGTTAAGTTAGCCGAAGATAGTATTGGAACCGATTATATCCAAACTATCATATATAAAGAAAATGAAGACGGCGATTTGGACGAAGTAGAACGATTTGAATAAGGTTGACAAATCTCTTTTTTGGCCGTATAATATATGTATTGTTTAACTTACATAGGAGCATGTGATGGCTGTGACTAAAGCAAAACCCAAGAAAGTTTCTGTTTCGGCAGGTACTCGCCGCGGTGCGAATCCTGATCCGAAGTGGGCTGATTGGGAAAAGATGACCGGTGAGGAGTATCATCGCTTCCGTCGTAATGCTGTAGCCTATTACTATGCTGAATACAAAACAGCAGATCTCCTGCCAGATGTCTATGCTTGGATGAAAGAAAACAAGTATAGCGCAGAAGATATCAAATATATCAAACAATCAGGCGGATTCAACCTCACGCAGGCTGCTATCATCGCTCGTTGTCTGCGCACCGGTATGCCCGATCTTAACGAAAAAGAAGCCAAACATTGGGAAGAACTTCCCGGAACCATGGGCGAGCTCAAACCTGTAACTATATTTCTCCGTGAACGTATCGCTGACGCCATCGAACGTGGTAAGACTATCAAAGAAGAGGAAGAAGTTACTGAGAAAAAAGATACTGGAGTTGTGCTTTCTATCCAAGATCGACTTCGTGAAGCTGCCTACGCTATGACTACAGAAATCGAAGATGCTCACGAAAGCTTCTTACTAGATCCGGATAGCTTTGATCCTAAAGCCATCAAGATCGTTAATCTGCTCAAAGGTCGCGAATGCAAAGGGGCACATGCTCGAGTTATTAAGGATTTGTATCAACGTGCTCATGACGAAGTAGCAGAAGCTATCGAGGGCAAAGACGATCAGCTTAAAGAAGGTTATGCTTGGCTAGGTAAAAAGAATCTCAAGAAGCTCTACGATTTCTATCATGAAATCCTTAGTGCCTGCGAAATGCTACAGCAAGAAGGTAAAGTCAATCGCAAACCACGTGCTAAGAAAGCTGTTAGCAAAGACAAACTTGTTGCTAAGTTGAAGTACAAAAAGACCGACGACCAGCTCAAACTAGTGTCTATCAATCCTGCGGACATCATTGGATCACAAGAAGTGTGGGTCTATAACACCAAAACTCGTAAGCTAGGAAAGTATGTGGCTGCTGCCTACAACGATATCCGTGTAAAAGGAACTACATTGATTGGGTTTGACGAGAACAAGAGCGTACAAAAAACTCTGCGCAAGCCCGATGAACAACTTAAAGAGTTTAAGAGTTCAGGAAAAGTAGCTCTGCGTAAGTTCTTAGAAGACATTAAAGCAGTAGATATCAAGCTCAACGGGCGCATTAATGAAGATACTGTATTGCTTAAAGTACAATAACAAAGTAATGGCTCAGTAAAAAGCAGGCTTCGGCCTGCTTTTTCTTTTGGGGATAAATATCTAATAAGTATTTGGAACCCAATATGTCTAAACAAATGGAAGACCTAGCGAAGTCGTTGCGTGAGCTATTAACTGACCATAAAACTTTCGACGGAGATATCGTCGGAAAAGGTTTTGTTTGGGCCGGCGACGGACCTACAAAACAGTTCTTATTCACAGTAAACCCAGATCGTTTTCTGTCTACAGAAAGCCTTGATCTAGGAAAAGATAAAGTTTTCTCAATAAATGGCACTCCAGTGTTATCTGCAGATTCGCTGGGCGATAACGTAGTTAAAAGCAATCTAGAACAGCTAGGAAGATTAACTGGACTAATAGTTGACGGTCCAGTAGTGTTGGATCAGTTTGTTTACTTTGATAATGTTAATAAAAAAGTAGGTCTAGGAACCAGTGATCCTAAAGGATTCATAACCTTAGAAGAATCAGGAGCAGACCTAAACTTAAACCCTGGACGCATTGGAACGAGCTCAGGTCCCCTTTCTATTGGTACTTTGTCGACAACACGAATACTGATAGATGAAAAAGGAAACGTCTCTTTCGGTAGCCCAAACGAAGAACCAGTACAAGTAATAGTAAATGGAAAACTAGCTGTTGGAGTCGCTAATCCGGATACAGATGTTGATCTTCATGTTGCCGGTGCTATAAAATACGAAGGCAGAGTACATCGATATAATAATGCTCCGCCTACGTCAGGTATACATGGTGTAGGTGATGTAATATGGAATACACAACCTAGAGAAGGTTCATACGTCGGTTGGGTATGTATTACCTCAGGAAATCCCGGACGTTGGGAACCATTTGGTAAGATTGGAAATCAATAATATGGCCAACGATAAAGTAGATTCAGTAGTACAACAAATCAAGGACCTTGTTTCGACAAAGGCCACAATAGTCAACGACTTCATAGAGTTTGAGGATATCGAAAACAAAGGTATACTTTGGCTAAGAGACGATTACAATAAGCAGTTAGTGTTTAGAAGCAATCCCGATAGAATATTTTTATCAGAAACTCTAGAACTAGCAGAAGGTAAAAGTCTAAACATAAACGGCATTGAAGTTATAAATCAAAACGGACTAGGTAAAAATGTCGTTAAGAGTAATCTTCGAGAAGTTGGTAGATTAAAAAATCTCGATGTTGACGGTTCGTTTAGTGTCAACCAATACATGTTCTATAATGCAGGACTAGACAGTCTTAGCATCGGAACAGAAACTCCCCACGCTACATTTACAGTAGCTGACGGTCAAACAGAAATCGTTATTGGAAGCCAAGACTTTGTTAACGGCCTTATCGGAACATATAACAGCAGTGATCTTAGCATAGTCACTGATAACAAAACAAGAATCACTGTTGGTGCTAATGGAAATATCGATCTAGGAAACAAACAAAGTGGTCCTATAAAAGTCAAAGTACATGGTGCTGTAGGTATCGGTGTTAATAATATCGATTCTCGTATGAGCCTCGATGCTGCAGGGCCAATCAAATTCAACGGTGTCGCTCACTTTAAAGATAACACTTTCCCTATTGATGGTACATACAATAGAGGAGATGTCGTATGGAACTCGGAACCTGCAACAGGATCCTATATGGGTTGGGTCTGTGTGCAAGGCGGAACTCCGGGACAATGGAAACCATTCGGCGAAATAAAATAAGTGTTGCAAGCATTGGTATTAGGCAACGGTGAGAGCCGTAAAAGCCTTGACATTGAAAATCTTTCAAACCATTTCACTACGATCGGTTGTAATGCCATCGTCCGCGACCATCCAATGGACTATGTTGTATGCTGCGATGTCCGTATGGCACAAGAAGCTAGTCGCATTAATCAACATCGAGTAGGGATATTTGTTAGACCACAAAACATGGTCGCGCTCAATCGTGTTGAAATATTCAAACCTCTTCCGAATATTCCATATGTAGGCACACAAAAACAAGATCGTGCCGAGCATTGGGGTAGTGGTCCTTATGCTGTATTGTTGGCTACTGAACTTGGATTTCCAAAAATAGTATTAGCAGGTTTTGACTTGTATCCATCTAATGGAAAAATCAATAACATCTACAAAGGCACACAACATTATCTTCCAGAGACTGCCGATGCAGTCGATCCAGCATATTGGATTTATCAAATAGGAATGATCTTCAAAATCAATCCGTTCGTAGAGTTCACAGTACTGAATAATGAAGGTTGGAAAATACCAGAAGAATGGCGACATGACCATGTACATTTCCAGAACATAAATGATTTTGTGGTTGACAAAGGTAACTAAAAATAGTATATTAATAAACACACATACACAAAGAGGACTCGAATGACGCTCACCCCTCTCTAAATACTCTGCGTGTCATCAAACTTACTCGCTTATTTTTACAGGAGGCAAGAGATGGCGAAATATATTTCAACTAAAACATACGGCAACGACAGAGGGCTCAGTTGTTGTTTCAGACAATGGCGTAGCACCCATAGTCATTGTTCATTGCTCCACGGTTATTCTATCGGTATCAAACTAATATTTGAATCAGAAACACTAGATGATCGTAACTGGGTAATGGACTTCGGCGGTCTTAAAGCATTTAAAGAATGGTCAGAACATATGTTTGATCATACTCTGATTATCGCACAAGACGACCCTTATCTAGATATTTTCCGAGGCATGGCGGCATATGGATTGCAGGACCAAGGAGGTATGTGTGACCTACGAGTTGTCGAAGCTGTAGGTTGTGAAAAGTTTGCAGAACTCGCATACAAGACCATGGATGATATTCTTAAGACCTTTCAGAGAGGTGATCATTGGATACTGCACGGTACTCAAGGACCTAAAAATACTTTCACTGCCAGATATCCGGTTGGACAAGGTGTAAAACTGAGAAGTGTAGAAGTTTTCGAACACGCAGGAAACTCAGCGATCTATGAGGGTGATGCGTAACATATGGAGACTATGGGCAAAGGCCCTAGGTGAAAAGGCAGGTGCTAATGATCAGGAAGCTGATAAAATAGCACTTGTCCGTACTGTAATCATCCTGATCTACATTATCACTAATATTTTTATTGTAGCAGGAGTGATACGACATTGGTAACTATACTCTGCGTTAGATTTGGAAACAAATACGGAAAAGAATATGTCGAGAGATTGAGAAATATGGTCTCTCGACATATTACGATACCTTACGATTTTGTTTGCCTAACGGACGATCCCGAACCCATCGAAGGTGTAAGACTGATAGTGCAATCAAATGCCGGATATGCCAAAGGTTGGTGGCATAAAGTTCATATGTTCGATCCGTCGTTGGACATACAAGGCCGCATACTTTATTTTGATCTCGATGTTGTAGTCTGTGGTAACATAGAAAAGTTACTTGGCGGCGAAGATTTTTATGGAATAAGAGACTTCAACCGAGCATTCCATAAGGACTGGTGTGTGTTAAACAGTTCAGTAATGAGTTGGACTAAAGGATCACAGTCTATCATATGGGCAAAGTTTAAAGAAAATCCCGGAGAAGCATTGTCTATGCCCGGGGATCAAGATTGGATCTACAGCATATCTAAGTCTTATATCAAATATTGGCCATTAGAATGGATCATGAGCTATAAATGGGAAATAAGAACCAAAGAAGAGCTAGTCTATATAAACGCCAAACGTGTATTCAAAGAAGTAAAAGACATCGCTATACCTGCACAATGTAGCGTATTAGTATTCCACGGAGATCCAAAACCAGAAGATGTAATGGATCCTTTCATCATTGACAACTGGCGTTGATTTATTGTATAATAATACTATGACTAAACGTATTGGCTTCGCTTGCAAATGGATCGATCACCCTCATCAGGTAGATGGCATTAAGCCTAAAGATGAGTGCAAGATCTACAACACCGGAACTACTACCGTAGCTTGGTTAAATAGACAAACCAAGGACGTGGCTGTAGATAAACTATGGTCTCTCATGAAACAAAACATTGAGTCCACACGTCTTCTTGTAGAACGTGTAGGAGCACTTGATGAAGATCTTAGAATGGTACGACTCAGCAGCGATATACTTCCTGTGTACACTGAGCCAAGCTGGTCTTGGTTTTGGCGGACTCCCGATGTGCGAGATTACGCCGAAAGACATTTCAGAGCCGTCGGTGATTTGGCTCGCAAGAATCGTGTTAGGCTCAGTTTTCATCCTGGTCAGTTTACTGTGCTGGCAAGTGATAACGATGATATTGTCAGCCGATCTATAGAGGAGTTTGAATATCATGTGGACATGGCTCGCTGGATGGGATTTGGCCAAACGTTTCAGGACTTTAAAATCAACGTTCATATCGCGGGTCGACGAGGCCCCGATGGAATACGTGCTGTATTGGGCCGCTTAACACCCGAAGCACGTAACACTATCACTATCGAAAATGAGGAAATGACGCATGGACTTGAAACTTGCCTTAGTATTAGCGATATCGTTCCTGTGGTTATGGATGTACATCACCATTGGGTACATAGCGGGGAATATATACAACCCATGGACTCGCGTGTTCAAATGGTGGTTGAGAGCTGGCGGGGTGTTAGGCCTGTCATGCATTATTCTATTAGTCGTGAAGATGTTCTCGTAGATCATTGCGATCAAACATTGCCCGACTATCACAAACTACTTTCCGAAGGTTACAAAAAAGCGAAACTCAGAGCTCACTCTAACTTCTACTGGAATACAGCAGTTAATGAATGGGCTCTGAGTTTCCGAGACAGCTTTGATATTATGTGTGAGAGCAAAGCTAAAAATCTAGCTAGTTTTGCTCTACATCAGCAAGCCTTACGCTTGGGGCTTTGATTTAGGCTTACGTGGTTTTTTAGCAGCACCTTGCTTAGGAGCACCAGTCTTTTTGGCAGGTGCTTTCTTTTTGGCAGGTGCAATGCTTTCTACCACAGCCTGAGCTGCCTGTTCTGCGACCGGCGTTGGTGCTGGAGCAGGTGCTTCTACTTTATAGGGTGCCTCTGGCTCAGCTGGTGCTGTATTCTTGGCTCCAAAAAGTTTGGCTAATAGCTTTAACATAGTAAATCTCCTTGTGCTTTATTTAGTTGTCAATACTTGGCCACAGGAAGTTCTGTACTGGCAGGCATATCCCATATCTTTTTCTGTTCTACTCCTTTTTTCTGCGCAAAACGTTTAGAGTCACACTTCGAACAGCAATGGAAAAAATTGTTGCTCAATCTTTTCTTATGCATCTTTTTTAGATCTCTTTTAAAGATTTCGTCACAGTTATCACAACGGAAGATAGCCAGAGTCTTTCGACGATAATAAACATGCTCATTACCGAGCTTGCTGGTTCTTACATATTGATTTAATTCTGTTTCTTTTCCCAAGTACATATGGTATTTACATTAGGCTTATAAAAGTTTAGGCTAAATAATGGATATAAGCTATTCTTGGGATAAACCATGGCAAGAAAAATCATTGATATTGGTGCGGTTGGTAATGACGGCACAGGCGATAGTATTCGCGACTCCTTTAGTAAAGTCAACGACAACTTTCTCGAACTATACAGTTCTTTAGGTCTCGGTGAAAGACTAAAGTTTACAGGACTATCAGACGCTCCTACTTCCTATGTAGGTCAAGAAGGTGCGCTAGTAACTGTTAACCAAACTACTACAGGTTTAAAGTTTAAACAGCTAGTTCCGGGCGTTGGCATTAGCGTAGATCAAACATCTAATCCTAATGAAATCAGACTTAACGCTATTTTCTCTGCGATTTCAGCAGATAGATATCCACAGCTAGGTGGAAATCTTAGCGCAACATCAGGTGGTAATCAATACAGAATCGTTGATCTTACAACTCCTGTTGCATCTGGCGAAGCAGCAAACAAAGGATACGTAGACAGCAAGATCGCTAGAGCAGGTATTAATGCTATAGATCCTGCCACAGGTGAAGTCAACGAAGCATTCGGAAGAATGACTGGTCCGTTGATTTTGTCAAGAAACCCACAGCCTGAAGATGATCAAACCTATGATGGATTGATCGCAGCAACAAAATCCTACGTAGACAGCAGTGCTTTTGGTTCTGTCGCAAACTTATATGTCGCAACTAGCGGTGCTGATGCACGTCCTGGAGTCAGCGACGAACTACAAGGTAGAGCTCTTGCCTATGCCTATCGCACAATAGAAGCTGCATTAAAACGTGCAGAAGAACTAGTAAACGAATCTAGAGTAGAGATAGGACCATACAAAAAGCTATTAACTTATAATAATGGCGCAGGAACCTGTACTCTAAGCAATATCAGTATTTCAAACGATTCCGGTTCGGGCTTCGTTGGCGCTGCCCTAATGAGCGTTGATAAGATAACGATCAACGCTCCTGGTTCAAACTATTGGGTTGGCGATATTATTACCCTAGATGGTGGTACAGTCGCCTCCGGTGGCCAGCCTTGTAAGATACAGGTGCTCAGTACAGCATCCACTCCGGGTTCTCTAATAACATTTAAGATACTAAGTTCAGGTGTTTATAGTGCGATTCCAGGTAACTTATCAGTAGCTAGTACTGCCTCAAACACAACCAAAGTAACATTCGGCGCAGGCGCAACATTTGATGTAACCTATAAGGTCAACAACATCGCTATTTCCAATGGTGGTAGTGGGTTTGGACTTGTTTCTGTACGTATTACTGGCGGTGGAGGATCTGGCGCATTTGGTACTGCAAACGTAGTCGGCGGAGTTATCCAAAGCGTTACGATCACTGATCCAGGTTCTGGTTTTACCAGCGTTCCTAGTGTCGTGGCTAACCTTCCAACGTTCGCTATCTATACAGCAGGTAAGCTCACAGACTTTACTGGAAACTATTCGGTAGATACGCCTACTGCTCTAGCAACTAGAGATATTAGACCTGGATTATACATGCGAGGCGAAACCTCGGGAGCATTAGCACAGATTCTAACACATACTGGTGCTATGGATAATCAGGGAAATGAACTGTTTGACGTTGACATCAAATATGGGTCTTTCCAGATTGGTGAAGCTATAAGCTATGGTGACATTACTAAAAATATACAGATCACTATTTTTATCGAAAGTGGTATCTACGAAGAAAACTTTCCTTTGAAAGTATCACAGAACGTTTCATTGATCGGTGACGAGTTCAGACGTGTCTTAGTTAAGCCTAGATCAGGACCTAGTTCAAGTCCTTGGGCATTTGATATATTCCGTAGAGATTCTACTATTGACAGCATCACTACGTCAACACAACTATTTGCAAGACATTATCTAACAGATCCTGCCAATAGAGTATATCCTGCTATTTCTAACGCTGGAAACTACAAGGCAGCAGCACAGTTACTATATCTAAACAAACAATGGTTCCAAGAAGAAATCGTCGGTTGGATCGATGCGCAGATAGCCGCAGACATAGAACCATTCGATGGAAACTTTACATTTGATACAGTAAAATGTAAGAGAGACGTGGATCTCATGATTAATGCGGTCATGGATGACCTAGTACTAGGATCTACATATCGAACCGTGACCGCAGCCAATGCATATCTAAGATCTTACTCAGGAGTGGTAACTAGCTATCAGAAAGGTCAGACACTTGCTGCTATCAAGAAAGTAAGAGACCTTGTCTTGAATACTATCTATGGTAGCACTACCTATGTGGCCAGTGCTGCGACTGTGACCACACTGTTCAACAAGATCGTTTATATCATAGAATCAGGTACGCCGTCGACTGTTATTACCTATACTAATCCAGGAGGGTTGGTAACTGATAAATCATATGCTAAAGATATCATCATTGCCAATAGGACATTTATACAAAATGAAGTCTTAGGCTATATCACCGATCAACTCAATCCTGGAAGCATTCCTGGATATGACGCAGACAAGTGTGGAAGAGATGTAGGATTTATCATTGATGCCATGGTCTATGACCTAATCTATGGCGGCACCAGTCAGACTATTAAAGCAGGACTTGCTTACTATGATGCGCTCAATGCAACAACCGTCGGCGGAGAAACCAGTGCATTTACTAGTGTACTTAATCAGTTAAAGATAATTCTTCCTGCTGTAATATCAAATCAAACATCATGGACTGGTAAATCAGCTTCTAACACTACTTCACAGACGACCACTCTACCTGCGGCTTCATCTAGCGGTGTATCAGCTACCACACTTACTAGTGCGTTTGACATCATCAAAGATATCATTATCAACGGTGTTGGTGCAGCATCAGCAGCTTCTCCTGTAGATCCAACCATTGATGCTAACGCCGCTAATATTGTAGCGGCCAACGATAGAACTGTTACTTTAGCAGCTTCAGTTAGTATACAAAATCAAGTTATTTCTTATCTTAATGCAACATACAGTCCAGGTACATTTACCTACAACAGAAAACTATGTAAGAGAGACGTGGGTCTGATTGTTGAAGCATTAATATTTGATCTTAGATACGGTGGGTATAATAGAACTATTTCAGCAGCGTTAAAGTACTTCCAAAGTGCTAGTGCTCTAAAAGCCATCACTGATCAGTTAGATCAAACCGTGGCAGCGTGGAATCATTTAATCGTCTTGACTGACTATGTTCTACAGAACATTCTCTATACCAACAGCACACAAGAACTAGTACCCCAGATCATCGATAATGCTTACATAGCAGAAGGTGGTACTAGAGCCATCGTAACTAACTTAGTTAATGCTATTATCGATATTGTCAGTGGATCAACATTAGTTAATCTTCCAAAAGATAATAACAAGATTGACGTGTTCATGATGAACGACGCTACGATGCTACGTCGAATGACAGCACAAGGACAAGGCGGGTTCATGATGATTCTTGATCCTGCAGGTCAAATCCTTGCTAAATCTCCATACTGTCAAGAAAGTGCTTCATTTATCGGATCCACTGGACGCAAGCAGTTTGCCGGCGGTATGTTTGTCGACGGCTTCGCAGGCAACCTAGAATTTACCATGGTCAGCAAGATCAGTTCAACTAGAATCGTTGTTACTGGTCTTCAGAGATTCCCTAACTTACCTGCTTCAGTTATTATCACTGGCAGTGTTTACAGAATAAACTACGTTAGAGATTGGGTCTACAATGTAAACGGTTCTACGGCTACATTCGTGTTTGATCCAGGAACACCTTATACCAAAGACGTTGGTGTACAGACCTGTACCATCAGCAACGGCAGCCCTGCGGTCATTACCAAAGTCGATCACGGTCTTCAGGCCGGCGCCACTATTACCTTTACAACCACAGGTTCATTACCAACCGGTCTGTCTGTGGGCAAGAGATATTATGTGCTTTTAATCGGACTTGGAGCGAACTCTTTCCAGGTCACTGATACATTAGGAAGTATCACTCCTGTAGCAACAACTTCGGCAGGTTCAGGAACACATACCTATAATCGTGTCTATGAACTATTGATGCCGGGTAACCGTAGTATGCTGTCAAACGACTTTACACAAGTCGCTGACCTAGGCTACGGTGTGATGGTAACCAACGGCGGTTTGACAGAAGCTGTGTCAATGTTTACCTACTACTGTCAAGTATCTTACTATTCTATCAACGGTGGTCAGATACGTTCTATCGCAGGTTCAAGTGCGCACGGTGTATATGCTCTTGTCGCAGAAGGCAGCGATCCATTAGAAGTTCCAACACCCACAGATTTATACTATGACCTAGCACAATCAGTGACCTGTTATTATCCTAGCGGAAACTATGCAAACTCTGCACAAGGCGTTATTGTCTATATTAACAACTATACATATGTTCCACTTCCAAACTCAGAACTAGAAGTCGATCATGGCAGTGGTATATTGTATCGTTATCCGATCAATAGTGCCTACACAGGTGCTGACTTACCTTCCGGTGTTGCACGTCTAACGCTAGGCTCTACTACAGGTGCCAGCGGTCTATCTGGTCTGTATGCACAGATCAATGATGGCACATTAATGACGGTGAGACAGAACCAAGCACTGATGTTGACTGGTACACTGTCTGGAGTTAGTGTTCGACCATCGACTGGTCTTGTGTTAACTGAAGCTGCTAATAACGTTTATCGTGTTCTACAGTTCACAGACTATAACGATCCTAATGCACCGTTTACTTGTACTATTAGCAATGCAAGTCCTGCAGTCGTTACAAGAAATAACCACGGTTTATTAACAAACTATTCGTTGACTTTTAGTAGCACAGCTACATTACCTACTGGTATTACTGCAGGGCAGGTGTATTATGTTATTAACCCTACATCAAATACCTTCCAGATATCTACAGTTAAAGGCGGTGGAGCAGTTACCACGACTTCAGCAGGCTCTGGAACATTCTCTTATACTCCAACTGGGTTAACAACCACTCTACTAAGAGAAAACTATCAATATATTTCTATGACAGTGTATCAGCCAAATGATTACGCTACTGTAGAAACAACAGCCACTGCCACAGCACAGACCACAGCGACTATGACTGGTTCTAGTATTAGTGGCACAACATTAACTGTCGGAACTCTATCGTCAGGTACTATCTCAGCAGGAATGGTATTAAGTGGAGGAACTACTGCTTCTGGAACATATATCGTTTCCAATATCAGCGGTAGCGGCAACGGCTCAACATGGACCGTCAGCATCAGTCAAACTGTAAGTTCGACAACTATCACTGGTACTAGCAACCAAGTGACATTAAGTTCAACTACAGGCATGACTGTAAACACACCGATCAAGTTTGGTATTAGTACTCAAGCAACTAACTCAGATGCACTAACAAACTATATCACAGTGACTAGTACACTAGGTATGGTTGTAAACATGCCAGTATCGTTCACTACAGCCCAGGGTTCGTCACCGATCGGTGGGCTGACTTCTGGAACTACTTACTACGTTAGCTCTATTATTAGCGGTACCCAGTTAACTATTAGTGCTACTAACGGAGGATCAGTACTTTCTGTCACTACTAGCGCAGGGTTGATGAACGTGTTGACCACCGGTGCGTTTGGTGGTATCACAGCAGGTCAACAATATTATGTTGGATCGATTCCATCTAGTGGTAAGATAACATTATCAACGACTCCGCATGTAACTACTACTGCAACCGCCACTACTATCACTACTGCTTCATTTACAGGTAGTATCAGCAGTAGCATTTTAACAGTTACCAATCTTGCATCAGGTACTATTATAGCAGGTATGGTATTGAGTGGCAGCGGCATCGCAGCTAACACATACATAGTCAGCGGATCGGGTGCATCGTGGATCGTTAACACCGCACAGACTGTTGCATCAACTAGTATGAGTGCTACCGCTTATACGGTCACTGTAACCAACAGTGGGCTAATGAGCATTGGACAGCCTATAGCATTTACTGGTACAGGCTTTGGTAACATAGCCAGTGGTACACAATACTATATCGCGGCTATACCAAGCAGCACATCTCTAGCATTGAGTGCCACATCTGCACTAACTTCGATATTCCAGATATCTAATGCTTCAGGATCTATCCCAGGTATAGCGAAACATAACCCTGTTACAGTATCATCAGCATCTGGGACTATTAATACCGTGTTCGGAGGAGGTACTCCGGTTACTATAAGTGTAGCTTCACCTGCCGTCTTGACATCAACCTATGCACACGGACTATCAGCCGGTGATGTAGTCAAGTTAGAAACATCTGGAACATTGCCTACAGGACTGCTCGCGACAACCCATTACTTTGTATTGGCATCAGGATTAACTACTACTTCTTTTACTCTTTCTCTAACTCCAGGCGGTACTGCGATCCAGACATCTTTACTAAATGCAGGTACACACTCTGTCAGTAAAGTACGAGGCAGAGTGGGAGATACGTGGTTTGCTGTGGTCGCTCTAGGTCCATATGATCGATCAAGAGCAGCTGGTTCTGTGTTTAACTGGAAAGGTGTAAACTATGTAATCACCAAGTACGATCCAGAAACTGTTACTAACACAGCATTTGGTCGCGTATATGTTAGCCAGATCAATCTAGTCACTGGTGTGCAGTCTGGAGTTGGTTTGAATGACAGTGTAATATCTTATACTTCAGCTATCACTCTCAAAGCAGGTGTGCGTAGAGGAACTACCAACGCCAACGGTACACTGACCATTCGTATTGCGTTGACCCGTGTTACAGGACACGATTTGCTGGACATTGGTACTGGTTCATACGCAGATACTAACTATCCAAACGAAATCTATGGTCCAGCCGTAAACGCCAGAAACGCAGCAGGGGAAGTTATTGAAAAAACAGTAGGTCGTGTGTTCTATGTGACCACAGACCAATATGGTAACTTTAGAGTCGGTCCATACTTTAGCGTTGACCAAGGTACTGGTAAGGTGTCGTTCTCAGCTGCTATTGCGTTGAGTAACCTAGACGGTCTAGGATTTAAACGTGGTGTTCCAATCAGTGAGTTCTCAACAGACTCATCATTTGCCAACAACGCTACAGATACCGTTCCAACACAAAACGCGACACGTATCTATCTCGAACGTAGATTGGGCCTAACACACAACGGTGCGGTGGTTGATCCTAGCCAGGTTATTCCGATCAACACAGGCGGTTTCCTACCACTTAACGGCGCCTTGAAGATGAAGGCCAACTTAGATATGGGTAACCAAAAGGTTATCAATATCGCTAACCCAGTCAACCCGTTAGACGCAGTAAACTTACAGAGCATGACCTTTGCCAACTTCCAAGACTTCTCTGGTGCTAGCATCGCAAGCGGTCAACTGTTAAGTTTCACAGGAACAGGCTTTGGTGCTGTTAACGCCACAGTAACTGGCGATATCACACTATCGTTGAATCCTACAACTAGATTAATCACTGCATCAGTAGGTGCAGGAACTATCACAAACAGTAAAGTTTCAGGATCGGCAGCTATCGATCAAAGCAAGTTAAACATGAATGCTGCCACTACCAGAACAAATGCTACTGGTATAAACCAAGCAGCTCTAGGACTTGCTAGTTTCGATGATGCACTGTTTGTTTCAACCAACGGTTGGATCACTATCAAAACTAACTCATTGCCGTTGACATCTATTTCACAGATAGCGTCTAACACTGTACTAGGTAACTCTAGTATCAGCACAGGCAATATTACTGCGGTAAACTTTACCACTGTAGTTGACAGTGGCGGATCCATTAAGAAATCTCAATATTCAACTACAGGTTTCTTGAGAAGGACAGGTGGTACCGGAACCGGCGACGGTGATTATACCGTTGTTGAAATGTCAGCGGCCTATACAGGATCCTCCGATAACAACAAACTTATTAACAGAGACTCGAGCGGTAACTTCTCTGCCAATGAGATTAACGTCAGCAAGGTCAACGTTGATAACAATACCAGTATTGATACTGCCACAGCAGGTAGTGGTGGCTATATTAGATACTATGGCTGGAACAGCGTAGGTGGTATACTAGTACAATCTGGTACAGTATCTACTGATAACAAATCATTGTATTGGAATGATACACACCAGTTTAAGACCAAAGACGGTGGTACCGATGCTCCTATAACAGCATCGAGCATCCAAGTAACCGCGATCACCACAGGTGGTAATACTAATAGTGGTACTATAACAGGACGTTGGACATTGACTGGCACTTCACCGAACGAATCAAGATTGCAGGCAACATATTCCGCTGACCTTGCAGAAAACTATGAAGGTGATAAAGAATATGAAGTAGGTACAGTTCTTGTGTTTGGTGGTGAAAAAGAAGTTACAACTTCTAATATCAAAGGAGATACAAGAGTAGCAGGTGTTGTATCTAATACTGCTGCTTATACCATGTATGAAGCATGTCCAGGATTTAAAAACTTGGTCGCGCTGCAAGGTCGTGTTCCATGCAAAGTAGTTGGAAAGATTAAAAAAGGAGACATCTTGATTACATCAGGAATTCCAGGAGTAGCTGTAGCTGCCACAGGCGATGTTAAAGTCGGAACTGTAGTAGGTAAGGCTCTAAAAGATTATGACAGTGATCATATTGGCACTGTTGAAATAGCGGTAGGGAGAACATAATGTCAGGAATAAACACAAACATCACCGCAGGAAGTCCTCCCTTACTTTGGAGCAACGTCGACGATGCTCTAAAAGCAGTCAGCCAAAACTTCACACTGATCAGCACAGCATTATCAGAAAATAATGTTTCTCTGGCTGATTTTACCAACTTTAATAGTTCAATCATACCAACAGCAACTAACACATTACAGTTAGGTGATAGTGGAAAAGCGTTTAAATCATTGTACATAGAGGATCAAAGTCTAACACCTGGTTCTGAAAACAATGGTATATGGCTAGGGTCTGCGCAGATCAAGAGCAGTAACGGTACTGTAGAACTTCCAGCATCGACTACCTTAGGCGGTGAACTGATCATTGATCCATCTAAAACATTTTTCAAGACTTTTAATGTCGATAACAGCAGCAATATCGTTGCAGGACAGTTCAATGATACCTTAAAACTGTTGTCAGGAACAGCTATAACACTGACAGCAAATCCAACAACTAAGACTCTAACTGTTAGTAACAGTGGAGTCACTGGTGCTGTAGCAGGAACCGGTATTGGAGTTAGCTCGTCTACCGGCAATGTGATTTTTACTAACACTGGAGTGACTCAGATCACTGCTGGCAGTGGTATTACAGTTAGCGGCTCAACAGGTAATGTAACTATCACCAACAGTGGTATTAGAGGTATAAGCGTTATCACAGGTTTAAGTGTCAGCGTTGATCCTACTACAAAGATAGCTACACTTAATAATACATCACCTGCCAGCGGACTGTTTACATTTAGAAACGTATCAGTTCCAGGACAACCGCTGATCGCTGCTACTAATAATACAGATACACTAAGCATTACTCCTGGCTATGGAATAAACATCAGTACTAATGCTAGTGGACGTTCAATGGTACTTTCATTGAACAACAAGATAGACCTCAATGGCAGTATCTTTGCCGACGATTCAACACTGCTAGTAGATGCTGTAATGGGACGTATCGTCGGTCCTGTATTTGCAAACGTTACTGGTAATGTAACTGGTAACGTAACTGGTAACGTTTCAGGAACTGCTCCTGCCGGATTGTTGACCGGAACTACTCTAGCATCAAATGTTGTTAGTTCAAGCCTAACATCAGTTGGTACACTAGGTAGCTTGACAATCTCTAACTGGGGTAGTGCTAAAAACTTCGTCAATGGAGTTACAGCAACAACCAGTTCAGGTGGTACTACCACACTAACATCAACTTCAAATCAACAGCAGCTACTTTCTGGAAGTAGCAATCATACATTTAAGCTGCCAGATGCTACTACATTACCTACAGGAACATTGTTTGTATTCAATAACAACTCCACAGGTACACTGACTATACAGTACAATGATGCCACACAGGTGGGCAGTGTCATAGCAGGCGGTAATAAAAGAGCTGTACTTTATAACAACGGTACTAGCAATGGGTCATGGGACCTACATAGTGTCATTCCAACCAATGCTAACTGGGGCACCAGTTCTCTAGATTCTAATGCCGCAACATTTGCAGCATTGGGTACTCCAACCACATTGACCTTAGGTGGTGCTGCCACAGCACTGACCATGGGTGCAAATGGTGTTGGAACAACGACAATCAGAAACACTACTATAGCTAAAGGTGTAAAAAGAGTATACGCACCAATAGCTGGTGCTACAGCTACAGTAGAACATGATTATAGATTAAGTGATACATTCGTACATACTAGTCTACAAGGTAACTTCAACGCAGACTTCACTAATATGAACCTGCTAGATGGACAATATACCGTGGTAACTCTTATCTTAGTACAAGGTGCTACTGGAAGAATACCAAACGCCGTTCTACTAGATGGTAGTAACACTGGTGTTACACTGTACTGGCAAGGTGGATCGCCACCCACAGGCAATGCTAACAAACGAGACATAGTTACATTTACTTTCTATAATGCAAGCGGTGTTATCAGTGTGCATGGTAAGTTAGAGACATTTGGTTAATCGGAGCGATAAATGGCAAAACAAACAATCAACATAGGACAAACCGCTAACGATCGCACAGGCGATAACCTAAGGACGGCCTTTAACAAAGTCAACTCAAACTTTAATGAACTGTACAGCACATTGGCAGCTGATGGAACAATATTTGATCCATCAAACGTAGATACACATCTTTTACCTAAGACTAACAATACCTATGATATTGGAAGTCCTACACGCCAATGGCGTAGCATGTACGTGGGTCTTAACACACTCTACATCAACAATGTTCCTATCAGCTTAGATGGTAATGGCAATCTTACAGTAGATGGCGATCCAGTACAAGGTGGCAGCGGCAGCAACTTACAAAGTAACTCTGCCATAGACATTACCGTGGGATCTCATCCACTGGTACAGAGTGTTACAATATTTGCTGCAGACACTTTTGGTCCTGGCGTTTGGCGCCTGTTTGTGTTAGACAGCGATTACCCAACATTGGGCACGACTGTTACAGCAGGTGCTACGGTGAGGACAGCGTGGGGTACACCAGTCACTGCCACAGTACAGACTGTCATACACGACACTGGCGCTGGCTATTGGGTGTTCACTTTTAATCAAAATGTAATCACTGGATTTTCCGATGGACCTAAGACAGCGACATTTGGACCAGGAATCAATACTTGGACATTTGGCACAGACGGAACATTGACATTCCCAGATAACAGCGGAGATGGTTGGCCTATAAACGAACAGCGTTTTGGTATGGGCAATATAGGTGCCTGGTTAGACGGCGAATGGACCATAGGTGAGTTCAGTGGCAACGGCGTCGGCGGCACAGTGGGCATACGCATCGATCCTGCCATAGAAGGCTCTACTGGTATAACTCTACCTGGTTCAGCCAATGCGTCCACACAGCCTGTGCAGATCTACAGCACAGCTGGCAGCGGTATAGGACTTTACACTGGCAACAACTGGCTTTTCAAAGCCAATGGCCAGACTGTGTTGCCTTTCATTTCAGTGGCTCGCGGTGACACTGCCAACGGTACAATCACAGGATATACTCTAAACATAGGTGACGGCCAACAAGAAGCTATTATCACCACACCCGACGCCACCAGTTACAATGCACAACGACTGGTAATCAATCCTGGTAAAGGCCAAGACGGCACCGGCGGTGAAGGTGGCGACATCTACTTATGGGCAGGCCGCGGCGGTGATACCAACGGCAATGGTGGCGATATCAAGATACGTGGCGGCTATGGCCCTGGCGATGGGCAGGGTGGCTATATTCGAGTAGAAGCCGGTGATGTGCAAGGTTCAGGAACACCAGGCTACATTTATCAAAAGGGCGGCGATGTCAACATCGGCACCGGCGGATATATTCAAAGTCAAGGTGGCCAGGGAACAACTGGAGGTTATATCAGCCTCGCTGGCGGCTATGGCACAGACGGACCAGGCGGCGATGTCACTATCACAGGCGGACAATCGGCTGGAGGGCTCAGCTATTATGGCAAAGTTTTGATAAATGCTGGAGCCAGTCAATGGCAGTTTAAGAATGACGGTAAGCTACAGCTACCCTCAGGTG